CGAAGACGAAGGCCTTGTTGTCATCGGTCGCACTGGGCAGGGCCGATGTGGTTCCGCCAATGCCGACCGACGTGCCATAGACCAGCCCGGTCACGTCGGCATAGCTGCCGTCGGTGTCGCTCTCCTGAAGCTTCAGGGCGGCCATCGCAATATCCGTGGCACCGAGGTAGACGAACACCCGAAGGTAGTCGAAGCCTGCGGTGTCGATGCTCGCCGTCGTGTAGCTGGCGTTATCGACGATCGCACCCGGGGGAGTGATCGACAGAAACTTGTCATTCTGTGCCGTAATCATGCTGCAATTCTCCTTACGATCCGGGGGTAGACAGCATGATCACCGGGCCAGCCACCGAGGCGGTCCCGCGTTCATGCACATTCAGGTCGAAACGCTGGGTGCCGCGAATCGCGATTTGGTCGAACTCGAAGTACCGCGAGGGATCGACATCAATCGAGATGCCGCGCCGCGTGCCCATCGTAACCGCCAGTCGCAGGTCGCCGAGGTACGCCAGCCCGTCCGTCGAGACCTGCGCCGTGGTGGTGGAGTTCATCACCTGCGCGATCACGACGGGGAATCCGAGGAACTGGAACGGCGCACCGCCCGCCACCTGGGCCACGGTGTTGCCGCCAGCCGCTTCGGCCAACCGCAACATCGAGTTGGCCCAGCCCACGCGGGAGACGTACCACGCGGCATTGGCCACCGCGTACTGCGGCAGCTTCCCGACCATCTGCTCGAAGTCTTCGAGATCGAGCGTCGAGAAAGCCGTGTTGCCGGTCGCCGCAGTGACTTTGCCGCCAGCAGCGACCGCCGACTTAAGCCCGACCACGCCGCCGTAGGTCGAGGTGCCGTCCCCGTTGAACAAGCACTCGTCTTCCTTGTCGGCGAACGCGTAGGCGATCTCGCTGGCAAGGTCATCGGCAATCGAGATAATCGCGTCTTCGGCGATCTCCGAGGACATCTTGCACATCACCGCCAGCTTACGAGCAGTCAGAGACACAGCGTCCCAGTTCTTGTCGCTCGCGGTGATCTCGGCGTTCTCGTTCACGAAGTAGGCAGTGACGCCGCTGGCCCGCCGGGGGATGACTACCGAGTCGCTCGCCATCGGCATCACCCGCACCGAGCGACGGGCCACGCCCCGCTCTTCGCGGAGGTCGATGATGGTGCTTTCGAGCACCTCGGGCACGAGGTAGCCGCCGAGGCTGTTCGTGGTCGTGGTCAGCGGGGAGGTGCCGCGAACCTCGATCCCGTGATCGTGGCACCACTGGGCCGCACGGGTGTTGCCGCCGATGGTCGCCAGCAGCCATTGGCCGGTAGCGTGCGCCCGCTCTTCAGCCGAGACGCCGCCATCAGCCCGGAAGTTCCGCACCTTGGCAGACCGCAGCAGCCGGGGAGCCGCGACAGTCTTCTCGACGGGCACCAGCACAGCCGGAGCAGCCGGGGAGGTCTTCCGTCCCTCGGGCACGGCGAGGCTGGCCTTGTCGGCGATCAGCTTGAGCAGCCGGGCTTCCTCGACGTGGGCCGCATCGGCAGCAGCCATCGCCGAGTTGTACGACTTGTTCTCTTCCTCGGTGACCGCCCGAGCCTCAGCCCCGGCCTTGGTGACGATGGTCTCGGCCTCGGCCAGAGACGCAGCCCGCTTCTCGCGGGTCTTGTTCAGCAACTCTTGGAGCACAGTCGCTCTCCTTTGGAAAGAGTCAGCGACTGTCCGAACGTGCGGGCATCGGTCGCCGACAGGGTGTAAAACACACACCTGCTGGCAATCGCGACGCCCGACTTAGGCCGGGATATCTCGACTGCTCACGCTCCCTTGGGCGATCGTGTGACCGGTGCCAAGGTCGCGGAAGGTATCAATGAACGAATCGTACCACCGAGGTACTCATCGTCAACGCCAAATCTAATTGGACTTCAACGCCTTCGCCTTGGCGGTGCTCCAGTCCCTCGCAGCGTCCCCGCCCCAGAGTTGCCAGGCGACGTACCCGGGGGTCTCTTCGCCCGCCCTGTCCCAGCCGGGGGTCTTCTCACTCGCCTTCCTGGCGAACCACGCCGACATCTCGATGACGTGATCGGGAGTCAGTGCCTCACGCCGGGAGATGATCCCAGCCCGCCGCACAGTCTCTGGCTTAAGCCCATCCCCCGACCGCCCGGCCTCGTGCAGCCTGAGCCCCTCACGAGCCGCCGCAGCCATCCCCGCCGTGGGGCGAGTAGAGACAGCCGCCCGACTCTCCGAGACCGTCAGCCGGTCATACAGAGCGTCTAGCGATGGGGCCTGCTGGGCAGCCTGAGCACGGGCCAGAGACCGCAAGGCTACCTCGGTCGCTCGATACGCCGGGTAGGTCACAGCCGACACGTCGAGCAGATCGACCGCGAGGAGGTCGCGCACCTGGCCGCCGCTCTCCTGTCGCCAGTTGTCGCGCCGGGTCACGAAGCCGAACGACATCTGGGAGAGGTCGCCCCGCCTGATCTTGGGCACGATGCGTTGAACGTCCGGGTCGCTCGGGTCGAGGTCGGCATCAATCACGAGTCCCCTGGTGTCCTCCTTCAGACGCAACGTCCCCGAGGTGGTGCGAGCCAGCGGGAGCCCCTCGTGGTTCAAGAGAAACCGCACGTCGGCACCCTGGGCCAAGCTGTCGCGGAATGCTCCCGGGCGGATGACCTCGCGGAATGTCCCATTGTTCCCCGGCAGTTGCTCAGACAACGAGTTGAAGACCGCCGCGTAACCCCGCAAGGTCAACTTGCCAGTCTCGCCCTCGGCCCGCAGTTCAAGCCCCTCGGCAATCAACGCTCGTTCTTCGCGTTCACTCACAGCACACCTCCCGAGAGAATGACCGAATCGCTTCCAAGTTCCACCCGCTTACTGTGTTCTCCACCATCGCTGGCAAGAGATCAGCAGTCGCCTTGCCTGCCACTTCGAGCAACGATTCCCGCCGCTGCCGGATGTGCTGTTCCACGATGCCAGCCGTATCGAGTTGCCGCCCGGTCGCCAGCGTGTACGCTCGCACGATGGGGCCGAGGGTCTCGACCAATGCCGAGCGATGATCCCCGTAGAACTCATCGAGCCACGCGAGAAACTTCGCGGGCTTCTTCGCCGCACTCATGGCTTGGAGTGCTTCTTTGTTGCTCAGCTTGCCCATGGCACCCGCGAGCACCTCCACGAATGCAGCCCGGATCTGCTCGTCCTGTGGAAGGTCTGTCTGGGCGTCCTGTGCTGCTGCGGTCTGGGTCGCAACTGGAGACGGTGTGGGTCTCGCCGTCATGGCCACCGAGATCGGCACCATGTTCCCATTGACCAGGTACGCATCACCTTCTTCACCGGGGATCGGGTCCATGCCTTCCTCATCTCGGATCTCGTTGGCACTCATCCACCCATTCTGCCGGGCGACAGCATACGCCGCGTATCGGCTTTGGCGATCTGCCAGTGACAGGTCGTCAATGTCTAGCTCGGTGTAGTGCGTCGCCTTCTCCGTCCCGGTCAGCAGCCGCCGTTGGGCCTCCTGCTCCATCGCCACCGTGATTGGCCTGATCGTATACGTCAAGTACTCCAGCGACTGGTGCTCAATGTTGCCGAATGTCGCCCGCGACAGATCACGCAGAAGGTGCGGGGGAAGATTGAACCAGCGGGCCACCTCGGTCAGTTGAAACTGCCGCTGCTCGATGAGTTGCGTATCGGTCGCACTCATCTGGATAGCCTGGAACTCCATGCCTTCCTGGAGAACAGCGATTCGCCCGGCGTTGTTCGCTCCCCTGTGCAGGGCCTCCCACTCGCTCCGCATGTTCGCCCGAGCAGCATCGGTGAGCTTGTTCGGGTGTCGCAGAATCCCGCCAGGTTGTGCGCCATTGGCGAACGAACTCGCCGAGTACTTCTCGATGCCGAGCGTAAGCCCAATCGAGTCCTTCGCCCGATGCACCAGCCCACGACCCACCACCCCGTCTCCAGCCATCAGCGGGACATGATAGATGTTGGCCGCTGGCAACTCCGCCTCAATCTGCCCCGTCTCATTGCGGACGCGGTACATCAGCCCGCCGCCGTTGCGGTGGATCTCGACTCGCCCGGGATGGATCGGCCACAACGACACGGGCCGACCTGCACCGTCTCGCTCGATCTCCGCGATCATGTTCCCATGCAGGTAGTACGATGTGAGCATCGCCACCCGCCAGCTAAACGCCGTCATCTCGGGATTGGGTTCACGGTCGAGCAGGTACGCCAGCGGATGGTCGTAGAGCTCGACATCAGATTCCCCCTGCCGCTCATAGACTTCCCACTGAATCTGGCCGATGGTCTCGGCGATGATCCGGATGGCAGCGAACACCGCAGACGAGGTCAGCACCGTCAACTCGTTGACCGGTACCCCGGCAGCAGATCGGGAGAGCAGTGCGTCGGCCACCTGCTGCGGCATCGCCCGCGAAGACGGCGCGATCCACTGGGCGAGACTCCGACGAACACTGGTAATCACGCTCATAGCAACAGGCTCCCCGAAGTCTCGTAAACCGACCCGCCCTGCATCTCCGCCATCGCCAGCCCCAGCGACATGATGGCCGTTACCACTCCGTCGATCTTGTCCGCCGACCGATGTTTACTCGGCCTGATGTTGTCGTTGTTGTCTCGAAACGCAGCGACGTTGCCCACCATCCACCGCAGCACCGGGTCGCCATCGTGCTTGATTGTCGCATTCCCGACCCGTCGCTCGAACTCCTTCGATGGTGCCGCGAACGAGCCGATATTCTGGCGGAATTCTCGCAGTTTGTCTTCGGGAAAGCCAGACTGAACCAGCATCTGTGCCATCGCCCGGGCCGGTCCCCACGGGTCGTATGCGAGCACCTGCAACTCGAAACGCTCCATCAGTTCGATGATGTCATCGACGATGACGCGGTAATCGGTTACGTCGCCCTCGGTCTGTCGTATCAAGCCCTGCTTGCCCCAGTTCTCGACGGTCACACGATCAGCACGGGCCTTGATGTCTCGGGGTGTCTGCGGCATCCAGTAGCGATTGAAGACGTGGTAGTCCTGCTCCCGCCGGAACAGCAGCGAGAGGGAGTTGATATCGCGGGTCGATGCAAGATCGAGAGACGCCCAACACGGTTCGCCCGCGAACTCATCGAGTGTCACATCGGATTGGCACTTGTCCCACGCGTCAAGCTGAATCCAGCGGATGGCCTGCTGGGTCCACTGGTTGAGGTAGAGGTTGCGGAACACGTTTTCATGGGCGGGATTGTGTTGTGCCGCTGTGCATTCCTCGCGGAGGAACTCCAGACTCACCGACACCCCGAGATTGGGGTTCGCTTTCTTCCACACCTCCTCGCTCTTCCAGTCGTCTTTTTCATCGGCTCCGAAGATGACGGCGTAGAACGTCGGGTCCGCTTCAGGATTCGCGATTGCTGCCTTCGCCCGCTGGTGCATCTCCCAGCAGATGGACGACCTGTCATGCCCCGCCGTCGTGATGGCCACCACGAGGGGTTGCCGTCGAGCACCGCGACCGGACAACATCGCATCCCAGAGCAGGCGAGTGGGCTGCACATGCAACTCGTCGAAGATGATGCCGTGGGGCGAGAGCCCGTGGCCCTTGTAGTCGTCCGCTGAGCACGCCTCGTACCACCCGCCGTTCGCCCGGGCTCTGATCTGGTACTGCCGAAGTTCGGCCTTGTCCTTGAGTGGCTGGCTTCCACGCTCGACCATCGCCCGCGCCGCGTTAAAGACGATGCGTGCCTGGTCACGGTCGCCCGCACATGAATAGACCTGCGGTCGCTGCTCCTTGTCACAGAGCAACAGGTAGAGAGCGATCCCCGCCGCGAAACTTGACTTGCCGTTCTTGCGAGGCACCTCGATGTACGCGATTCGATATCGACGCGTGCCATCGTCACGCAGCCAACCGAAGATGTCTCGCACAATCTTCCGCTGCCACTCTTCGAGGGCAAACGGCTTCCCCGCCTTCTCGCCCTCGACGAAGGTGAGCAACTGAGTGAAGAATCGTTCCGCTCTCGCCGCGGTATCGTCGCAGAATCGGTACGCCATCAGTCGAGCAGGTCGGCCCCTGGGTGTGAGATGGTCACGTTGACGGTCTTAGACTCTGACGCTGCGTTCTGTCCGTTCATGCTTACGAGCACCTTCGCTGCGTTGATGCGTGCCCGGTCATCGTGCTCCACAGACAATGCGATCATCGCCATTGCACCGGGGAGTTGC